GACATCGAGATTTGTGGTAACTGTGCCGGTCTTAGCCGCAATAGAAATTTCTTCAAAGCCGTTTTCGGACCTGACTGGTCCATTGAAAGTTGAATTAGCCATAATTTCCTCCTCGGAAACTCATCTATCGTCTTGGCGAATGTCCGCTAGGTCGGTCGATAGAATCAAATTATCCTAGTCTGGACGAGTATACACCGTTTGAGGAAAACGAGAAAGCTAAGACAATCGGAAAGGGTCAGCCATAAAAAAAGGGGCCTTTCGGCCCCAAGCAAAAGCTAAGCGTCAATTTTGGGCTTCCTGACGACTCCTAGCTAAATGAATATAGTTTTGCATTCTACGGATAATCCTCCGTCAGTCAATTGCCCAGTATACTTTCTCAGCACTTTCTTGGCCGCGTGCTGAACCGCCGGCGTCCAAATCAGCTGTGCGGCAATGGATTTTCCGAAACGAGTGTCCAAGCCATTGTAGCCTTGGCCATCTTTTTCTGAAGCGCCATCACACCTTGCCGCCAAATATCGAGCACAGGCTTGCAAAGCCTCGACCGTGTCGTCGCTCAACGGCTTCAGCTTCTTGTTGTGAAATATTTTCTCCACTTCCTTCACGCCGACCGCCAGATCGTTGATAGAAATGGCGGGCAGAATTTGCACGTCATCGATGGCGCGATCCAAGACCCTTTGTTTTTGAACCAAAACTTCAGCCATTCTGGCATCCAGAGATCCATCGACAACCAGATGCTGGACTAGGACTGAATCCTTCTGGCCAATTCTGTGGCAACGATCTTCCGCCTGTGAAACGTCACCTGGCACCCACGAAAGCTCTGCAAAGACTACGTGGCTCGCCGCTGTGAGCGTAATGCCCACGCCGGCTGCACCGATCGTGCCGATAAAGACATCTGCTTTGCCAGCCTGAAAGGTTTCAACAGAGTGTTGGCGGTGGGCTTGATTGCAGTCGCCGGTCAGTGTAACCACGGTTTTGCCAACCGCCTCCAGACCAATCTTGATGCCCTCAACGACATCTTTGTGGTGCGCCATCACGACGACCTGATGGTCTAAATCAGCAAGGTGATCAACCACGTCGTCAACCTTAGCCAGCGCCATCTCGTGGCGAACACCAGACATTTGCTCAAAGGAAACGTCGTCGTATGTAGTTTCTTCAACCGCATCCGCCAGCGCTGTAAATTCTTTGGCCAACTCGTTGCGATACGACTTGTTGGGCAAGACGATAATTTGACGAATTTTCGCAGGGAGATCCTGCAGCACTTCATCTTTCTTTCTGCGGATCATAATTGATTGCCGCAGACGGCGCTGCAATTCATCTAAATTCGAAGATCCACTGAAATCCCAGCCGAATCGGCTTTTGTAGGCACCAGCATATTGCCTTGCAAAACCAAAGAAATTACCGAAAGTATCGGGATCAAGAAATCCGGCGATCGGCTGTAGCTCGATAGGCCGGTTGGTGATCGGCGTGCCGGTGAGCGCTAATTTGCGATCGGCCTTCAAGCTGACGCAAGCGATCGTGCGCTGCGCTTTCGGGTTTTTGATTTTATGCACCTCGTCCAGAATAAGAACGCCCCAGGTTCTAGAGAGCAACGCCTTTTTGTGCTTGGTGAGCACGTCGTAATTGATGATAACCACGTCAGGATTGTCAGAAATCGTATCGCCACCGCCGTTCACGACTTCGATGGTGCGGGACTCCACAAGCCACTTTTCCATTTCCAATTTCCAGTTGATCTTAAGACTTGCCGGCACAACCACCAATACGGTTTTAGGCTTCACGACGTTCAAAAAACCAATCGCTTGGATGGTTTTTCCCAAACCCATCTCATCCGCAATCAAGCAGCTTTTTCGCTTCAAAGCGTAGGCGACACCAGCCTTTTGATACGGCAAATAGGATAAACCATCTGGCGATGGAATTTCGATGTCTGAATCCGCAGCAGCCGATTCAGCAATCGCCGCGCTGTCGTCCACAAACTGGGCGACCAGCCAAGCGTCATCAATCTTCTTGACGCCGTAACCCGCTTTTTTAATCGCTGATTTCTTGACCTTCCAGAGCGCCCAAAATTCTTGGGTGGGCTTGGCGGTTTTAAGCAGCCGACCGTCCGACTGCTTTTCACCCTTTGACCAATTTAAGTTTAAGTCCATGTCCTTTGCCTCTGTCGAATTAACTTACCCACATTATATACATCGTGTCGTTATGTGCAAGTTTTTGTACAAAGATAAATCAGGCATAAAAAAAGGGGCCGACTGGCCCCTTTTAGTTAACGCTTAATGGTAATTACGCGCCTTGCGACCCGTAAATTCCCCTCCAGTCAGAAAATCCGAAAGAGTAGCGCTCACGAGCTTTGTACCGAATGTTACCGGTCGTGAAGTCAGGCTCCATTGACGTTTCCATCGGGCTGCGCTGGAACATCTTCAGACCTTCGCCAGCAGATGTCACAGAGGTCAGCAAGAAAAACGCATCTGGATCAGTCAGATAATGATTTACTGTATAGCCGCCACTAAGAACACCAGTGCTCTTGATCGCGTTCAAATCATTATCAGCAGATCCCGGCCGTCCTTGGGAGTTGAGAATCCTGTCAGCCACAAAAACAAGTTCACTCGGAACCACCAATTTTTCTGCGGAAACTGATATCTGTAGCCCGCGATCGTCGGTGAAGTCACTGATGTCGATCAAGGCATCCTCCAGGGACGTCTCGTTCAAATCTGCCATTGAGGTCGCTCTGTTCGCCGCTGTGCCACCGCCCGCAAGGACATGCGCAGTGTTGATCAGAGATACGCCATCGCCGCCTGTATAGGACGAAGAAAATGCATTGTTCAGAACGTCAGCACCTTTCACCTCTTTCGTATTCGCCATCGATTTTGCAAGGGCTTTGCTGTAGCGCTTGCCAAGCGAATCGTATAAATTATCTTCGACGGCTTCGGCGGTTAAAGCGAATGCCAGTGCTATTGTTTCATGCGTGTACCTGGCGGTGTAACTTTCAGTAGCATTATCAAAATCGACGGATCCACCCTCAACTTTAACCGGGGCCCCTCCGAAACCGGTAACTAGCACTTCCTCTTCAAAGGCCCGTTGAGAGTCCTCTGTAGCAAAGATCTCAGCGTATTCTTGAGTATACTCACCATATGACATACCGAAGAGGGCTGACAATCCTGGCTCTAATTCTTTAGCTAATTGTGCTCTTGAAATAGCCATTACTTACTCCTTATGCCAGACCGGCAGACTTCACACCAAACACGTGATTTTGTATCACGGCACACACGTTCGTGTTGGAAGAGCCTACGTCTTTGTTGTTGGGATCCTGAGAAATGTCAATTATTTTCAGGGGTAAAGTTGCTGTGGTCGCTCCGGTACTTACGTCAACCTCGTCTCCAGAAATACCAGTCTTGGTACTGCCGGCGTTCGTTTTTATGGTATCAAAGTTGCCCAGCAAATCTGCAACAGGAAAAGCTTCGTCCGCTTGAATTTCAAAAACGACCATGGGGTCATCGATGATAAGCGCAATGATGTCAGAAGCGGCCGTGCTTGCCGGATAATAGTTTTTGAATACCTGTTCGCCTGATGTGGGGTCCGTGTAGCTACAGCCGTTGAATACTCCAATCAGCGGAACCGTTCCGCCGACAGCGTGTATTTCTACGCCGCCGCCAGTCACTTGCATCACCAAGTCGCCCTGGTATATTGCGGTGGCGTAGCTTGAGGCGATCCGATAACGTGACTGGCCGCCATTGTACGGGGCCCCACCAATCATTCTCACAGGTTTCAAACCAAAGCTAGCGTCTTTATTCGCCATTTTGTTTTCTCCTAAAATAATTATTGGTTAAGTGCAAAATGCACATAGTTATTTCTTGCCGAAGGATACTCTTGAATCCCTTTTGGGATCATACTTAACATATCGACTATCTTTCCGGCTTTGGTTAAAAACACTATTGTCCAAAGCCGATACTGCGTCGTGACTCTTACCTTGGTAATAGTCGTGGCGCTCTTGAATAGTCTCATCAGGTATTTTTGCGAGCAACAAGCCTTCATTAGAAACGATGCCAGCGTTCCGGCTATGATCGTCCGCTGTTGGTAATTGCCAATCACTAGGAAGATCAGTACCTCTGACGAGTTCCCAACCTTCTCTCAAACGCCTACTGACGTTTGCGCGATCTTCTTGTCCCAACATCGACTCCCGTATCCAGCGATATGTAAATCCTGGTGGAGCCGGCGGAGTTTCTAGCTTTCGTACTGGTCGCCATGGTTTCCTGCGAGTCATTTTATCGTGCGTCTCGGAATCACGAGAGTTTCTGCTTGGCGCTTTAG